ATGGGAAAAACGACATTCGACGAAATAATAGAAGTAGTATTAAAACACGAAGGCGGGTATGTAGACGATCCTGACGACAAAGGGGGAGCTACTAATTTTGGTGTAACTCAGGCATCTTATTCACAGTATCTAGGACGAAAAGCTTCTAAAGATGAAATTAAGGATATGAGTGTTGAAGATGCGAAGGGTTGTTATAAACAAGATTTTTGGGATCCTTCTAGGGCCGAACAGCTTAATGAGGATCTTAGAGAAGTATATTTTGATATGGTTGTTAATCATGGCCAGCGAAATGCGGTAAAAATTTTACAACAGGCCGCAAATAATAGAAATGCAGAAATAACAGTTGATGGTTTAATTGGACCTAATACTATTCGTGCCGCTAATAATGTTTCTAGGGAAGATGTTTTATTGGAACGTACTATGTTCTATGCTAATTTATGTTTTAATGGATCAAAGTATGCTGATAGGACTTCTCAAAATAAATTTTTGCGTGGGTGGGTATTTAATCGTGTATTCTATTTTGTAAAGAGTGAATTGCAAGATGAGGTAGATCGTCTTAAACAAATTATTAAAGAATTAAAGGAGCTATAGTATGAGTAATAATGGAACACAGAGTTTATTGACGCAGGAGCAATTGCATGAACAAATTTTATATCCTGTGGTTCGTGTTAGGTGTGAGAAAGCTGGAGGTTCAGGTGTAGTTATTTATAGTGAACCTGATCCTGAGAATGAAGGGAAATTTATTAATATCGCTTTAACTTGCGAACACGTTATTGCAGACGCAATTACAGTGAAAAATGAGTGGGATTCTTTGCTTAAACGTGAAGTAAAGAAAGATATAATGAAAGAAGTAGTTGTGGAGGTATTTGAATATGAAGGTTCGGAACTCCTTTCTGCTAATTCAACTAGGGCAGATGTTATTGCTTATGATAAAGGGCATGATTTGGCGGCTGTCAAATTGCACAATACAAAGCCTATGGAATATGTGTCTCAAGTTATTTCGAAGGATGATATTACAAATTTGCGATTATTTGATCCGGTATGGACAAGTGGATGTAGTTTGTTACATGATCCTTTTGCTAACCCGGGAACGTTAACATACCTAAAAGAAGATATTGAGGAAAAGGATTATATGATGTATAATGCTCCATCAGTATTTGGTAATTCTGGTGGTGGTGTTTTTAGTGGTAAATCAGGAAATCTTTTAGGTCTGGCATCTCGTATTTCGACTATTCAACTTGGATTTGGAATTGATGTTATGACATGGATGGGTTTTTGTACGCAACCGGCTAGATTGTATGAGTTTTTTGAGCATCAAGAAATGCAATTTTTGTATGATGATAATGATACTTATGCAGAAGGTTTAGAACGCCGTGAAAGTCGTCGTAAAGAATCTTTAAAATCATTGTTATTAGGTCAAGAAGGCGATTTGCCTGGAACAGAAAAGGCAGGTGGTAAGCGTAAAGATTAGATGAAAGTATTTAATCATAAGGATGTAAAATATAATTTTTTTCCTTTAGATGTTATTGAAAAGGATAATAAACGCTATTACGGAAAGGATGGCGTTTATTATCCTTCAATTACAACAGTTTTATCAGAGTTTCCTGGAAAGAAAGAAGGTTTAGAAAGATGGCGTAAGAAAGAAGGATTAGAGAAGGCTAATTCCATTACTTATGTTGCTGGCCAGCGTGGTAGTGCATTGCATGATGTAGCTGAAATGTATTTGAATAATGAAATACGGGATAATAGTTTTTTTCTCTTTAAAAGGCCTCCTATCAATCCAGATGTTGTTTCTATGTTTTATGACTTACAACCATATTTGGATCAAATTGATAATATAGATGGTTTAGAACTTGCTCTTTATTCTGATCAGTATAAAATGGCAGGAAGGGTTGATTGTATAGGTGAATTTCAAGGAATTCCTTCTATAATTGATTTTAAGACTGCAAGAAGAATGAAAAAAACTGATTGGATTGAAGATTATTTTTGTCAAGCTACTGGTTATAGTTTAATGTGGGAAGAAATGACAGGAAACATTATAAATAGAATTGTAGTGTTGATGGTTTCTAAAAAAGATGATATTAGTTATGAATCTAAAGCATGGGTTCGTAATCGAAATGATTATATAGAATTATTAACAGAAACTAGAAAAATATTTAAGGAGATACATGAGCCGGGGTAGCTCAGTGATAGAGCAGTTGATTTGTAATCATCAGGTCGTGAGTTTGAATCTCACCTTCGGCTCCACAATCATGAAGAAACGTAGACAGAAATTCAAAGAGATTAAATCAGGTAAGAAAAAAAATATAAGACATCCTATTGCACCTGAAGAGCAGGTGGAAACACAAAAAAGAAAGTATAATAGGAGCCAGGAAAAAAGGGAATGGCGTGAAGAAATGGAAGAATGGAAAGATTATTTTAAGTAGTTTGTTTTTCTTTTGTTGTTCTTTTGTATATAGTGATGATAGAGATTACTATAATGTTATAACAGATAATAATCTCTTTCGTCCATTAGGTTGGACTAGACCAGATAATACTCCAAAATTTTATTTAGTAGCTACAATTGATACTAAGGATGATTATACCTATGCTATTATTCGTAATCAGAGAAATAGATTACGAATAGTTCGTAAAGGTGATTTGATTAATCAAATAGAAATTCTTTCAATTAAATCTAATAAAATAATTATGAAAAATGGAGAAAATTATGAGTCAAGTAGGATGGTTTTCCTATCAGGGACAACTGGAAAAAAAAGTAGAACGACTAGAAAAGGAAATCAAGGATCTGGAGTACAAACTTCGGGTTCAGAAAGTGGTCAATCAGAAACTATTGGACAAAATCAACGATCTGTTCAGAGAAGAAGGTCTAGAGGAGGTTCTAGATCGAATCAAAATGTCTCCGGTATGAGAAACCAATGGCAAAATGCTTCTCCAGAAGATCGTCAGAAGATGATAGAAGAATTTAGGGCTCAACGGGGTAGTGGATCCCGAGGAGGTCGTCGAGGAAGACGGCAATAATTACACACACACATAGGAGAATATATTATGAGTTATACAGGAAGTTCTACACCATATCAAATTCGTTTGGAATTGATTAAACAAGCTAAAGACCTATTGGAATTTCAATATGGTCAAAAACAACAAGAGTTGGATAATATTTGGGCGGCACAGGTTGCAGATTGGGAAAAAGGATCTAGTGGAGCATATGCTGAAACACATCCTTTACCTGAACAAGCAGGTGCACCTACAGCAGAAGAAATACTAGAAGTTGCTGAGAAATTTAATGCTTTTGTTAGTAATGGTGATAATGGTCGTAGTGGTTATGATGTGGGCGGACTTGGTGGTCTTAGCTTATCAGTTGATACATCTCACGATTTTTAAATTAACCTTGACAAATGGGTATATTATATGTTATAATATACCCATAATCAAAGAGGGAATATGAATGAAATAGCTTCCTTATTTAATAACAAGGAAACATTTAGTATGGAGATAGAACAATTAGTGCAGGAAGAAGATACTTCATATATAGATGCAGTAATGTTTTATTGTGATGAACATGAAATTGATTACAATATTTTAAAAAAATTAATTGATAATACATTGAAAGCTAAATTGGAGTTGGAAGCCCGAGAACGAAATTTTTTATCTAATAAAGTAAATACATTACCGGTATGATTAAAACACAACCAATACAAGTTTATAGAATGTATCTTGGTGTGAAATTGCATTTTTCCGATAAAAAATTTAATTATGTGAAAGCGAAGGGTGGTGTTAAGGTTAGTCCTGAAGCATTGACTAAGCGGAAGGATCGTTATTATTTTGAGAAACTGTCAGAATCATATTCACCTGATCAGTTATTGGGTTATTTTGTTTCTAATTTTGTTTATGGTCAACAAGATGGTGCAGTTATTAATCAAGAAGAAGGTTTTTCAGTTTATTCTAATTGGAAAGCAAAGTTAGAACGATTATCCTATCATGTTGTGAATGAAGTTCAGGGTTTGGTAGATTCTGATAACTCGTTTAATTCTTTTTTTGTAGTCGAAGATGGAAAGCATCCTATTTTATTGAAAAATCATTTAAAGGGTGATTTTTCGTTAGAAACAATGCTTATCTTGGATCGATTAACCAATTATTTAGAGGACTGGAGAAATTTTATTAAAGACGAATATGTCTGGCCTGAAATCTATAATTTATTAATTCGATATAGTCATTTTATAGATTTTGGTAATATTAAACAATATAAAGAAAAAATATTAGAAATATTGAGGTAATACTATGTCTACATTTGCAAATATGAAGAAAGATCGTAAATCTATGATGGATACAGTTCGTAAGGCAGTTGAAAGTTCACAAAATGAAACACAATCATTTCAGGATGATAGATTCTGGTATCCTGAAAGAGATAAAGGTGGTAACGGATTTGCTGTAGTTCGTTTTCTTCCACAATCTGAAGGAGAGACAGTTCCTTGGATTAAATATTGGGATCACGGGTTTCAAGGTTCTGGCGGTTGGTTTATTGAGAATTGTTTGACATCTATCAATAAAAAATGTCCGGCATGTGAATTTAATACTTCATTGTGGAATTCGGGTGTTGAATCTGATAAAGATATAGCTCGTAAACAGAAACGTAGATTACGTCATGTTTCCAACATATATGTTGTTCATGATCCGTCTAATCCGCAGAATGAAGGTAAAGTTATGCTTTATCGTTATGGTAAGAAGATTTATGATAAACTTTCCGAAGCTATGAATCCTGAATTTAAGGATGAAGTAGCTTTTAATCCGTTTGATTTGTGGGAAGGCGCCGACCTTAAACTCAAAATTCGTAAAGTTGATGGATGGCCAAATTATGATCGTTCTGAATTTGATGAACGAAAGCCACTGTTTGGTACTGATTCTGAATTAGAGGAAGTATGGAAACAGCAATATAAGTTAGAAGAATTTCTTTCTGATGAGAAATTTAAAACTTATGAGGAGTTACAAGTTTCGTTAGCTAGAGCATTAGGACAGTCAAAGGATATTGGTACAGTAGAAGATAATGATACAGATTTACAAGAAGAAGTAGTTTTGGAATCTCCTAGTACTAAGTTTGGTCGAATAGAAGAAAAAGTAGAAACTCCTGAATTAAATATTGATACTGATGCAGGAGAAGAAAAGATGGATTATTTTGCACGTTTAGCGGAAGATAATCAATAAAGACATTGAGTAGAGCAATCCGATGATTAACCTATGATTCGTTCATAGAATTATTTCATTGGGAAAACAGTCCTCAGAGGGTCTCTATTCTGAACGGCATAGATTTGTAGTAAGGTAGCACCTTACCTTCTATGCCGTTTTTTTTTAATCTGTGTCTGCTGTTTTTTTGTTATTACCATTATTAATATTATTGCCATTTTTATTGGTGTTAATGGTAAAGTTTCTGACATCAAAAAAACTGCTTACTGCTCCTCCAACAATACCAATAAACACAAGAATTATTCTTTCAAAAAATGCCATTTCTCTTTCTATTGCTTCCTGACCTGTAGCCCATCCGACAAATACTAAAGTCCACATACACATTACTAATAATACTACACCAAAAAATATGTGTTTTAATAAGCCATGCTGTGCTGATAGTTTTTCGTGTATAGCTAGTTGTTCTGATGTATCATGATGATCACTTTTAGATTCTGTTAATTGTGATGATAAATCTTCTATCTCCTTTTTTAAAAGGAGAATCATTTCATGGTCTGAATCTACTATATCTTCTAAATCATGTCTGTCTCTATCATTTAAACTCATATTAACTTCCTACTATAGACATGGTTCTCATTCTTCTATCATCTCTTACAGAAGGTTTAACAGATTGATACGTAGTATTGTTTTGCACATTAGCTGTTGGTGCATTGATAGCAGTTTGATTTGAGCCTTCCATATGACTCATTGTTCTTAGTTCCATTTGAGCCGTTTCCTTTTCTATTCTTGCAGTTTCTAATTGCGTGGCTGTCTGCGGAGTTCCGTAATCCATATTCAATGCTGTTGGAGGAACTACTACTGGTGCTGAAGGATATGCTAATTGTTCTATAGGTAATAATAGACTTTCTGTTGCTAATGCAATTCTTTTAAGTGGATCCCATACGTAAGCCATTGTATAATTTTTTAGTGTACTTAATGTACTATCAGATAAATGTACTCTACCTAATGTTTCTTGATCCATTAATTTCTTTTCTTGTTCAGGTCCAATTGGAGCTACAATAGCTGATTGTAAGTGAAGACTAGCAGCCGTTATACTTCCCATTTTGATTGATGGTATTTCAAATGTTTTTGGCATGGAACTCTTTTTCTTACCGAATAGTCCCATAAATCCACCCCTTTTCTGACCACCACCAAATGCGTTCATTATTTCGTTGATTACTTTTATTGCTTTTTTAGTTTCACCGCTTTTTAATTCTTTAGCTGCCTTTTTAATATCAACAGACATTTTTAACATTCCGGCACCAACAGCGTTAAACTTCTGTGATATTTTTCCACCTTCAGTTATTTTTGCTACTGCTGTTAGAATTTTTCCTAGTCTGGTCATTGCTGGTAAAGCAATTAGAGATGCAAGTCCAAAGGCAGTTAAAGAAATACCTAATGCTATAAAGGCAGGTCCTAGTGCAAAGATAAATGCTACAATTTTAACCATTTGAGTTACTTTGAATGATGCTAAAACTTCTAAGAATTCTCCTATTCCACCTAATACAGTTTTAATTCCTTGAGCTAAAGCTCCTATAATTACAGCTATAGCTGTTCCAAATGCTTTAATTATATTTGCAAATGCTTCAAAAGCAGGTGCGGCTATTCTTAATGCTACACCTAGTCCTATGATTGCTGCTGTGATCACAGCAAGAACAGGAGCTGCTCCTATTAAAGCTGGAGCTGCTTGGGCTAATCCTTTAACAAATCCTGCTATTCCTCGTCCAATTCCTGATAAAAAGGAAGCTATTCCTTTTCCTACAGCTTTCATTACAGAACCAATCGCTTCAAAAACTTTTAATATACCGCCAGAGAACCAATCTTTAATTTTACTAAAGAAGTCTTTAATTCCACTAAATTTTTCTGTTATAGCACTTACTTTTCCAGATACTTTATCTTGTATTCCGCTTATTACTCCTCCATCTTTGTTTAGAATTTGATCTACAGCTCCTTCTGCGGGAGGAGCTTCTGTTTTTCCTCCAATTTTTCCTAATATGAAACCTTTTAATTTTGATCCAATATTTTTGGCTGTTACTCCAGTTTTTTCTGAATCATCTATTTGTTTTTCACCTCTATTAAAGAAGTTTAGCCCAGTATCCCATAATTTTTTTGCTTGTCCGATTCCTCCATCACCAGTTGCTTTATCTAATGCACCAGTTGATTGTGCAAATTGTAATCCTGCCTGCCACCATTTTTTATCTTCACCTGGTTTAACTTCTGTTGCTTGTCCTACAGCATTGGCTAAGAATCCCTCTTTGCCACCTTGTTTGAAAGCTGATAACATTGAGGCAGCTTTACCTACTTTAGTTTCTGTATCTTTACTATTGGTTAATAATTTTCCCATAACTGTATGAGGAGCAATCATATCTGTTCCTGCTCGGTATAATCCTTCTTTACCACCATCTTGGAATGATTGTATTAGATTCACTCCACTAGCAGCCATTGTATGACCAAATCCTTCTTGTTGTTTTCCTAACCATTCACCAAGCTTTGTTCCTTCAAGAGCATCTAGTCCTTTGTTTAAGTAAGGATTATTTTTTATATTCTCAATAGTATTTCCTAGATTACTAGACCATGTTGGTTCCCATCCCAAGTCTGGTATAACTGGATCGTTCATTATAGGAGCATTGGCTAATGTTTTATCAAATTGTTTTACAGCTTGAATATTATTCGCTTTAGCTTCTTTCTTTTCTTCTTCGGTGGGAGCTATACTTGTAACAGCTTTATGTAGATCTGCTCTTTGTCTTGCTTCTATTTCTGCCTTTCTTGCTTCAGCAGTAGCTACATTGATAGCATGTTGTTTTTCCCATTTAGCCCTTTCTTCTAATGCTCTTTGATATGCAGCATCTCTGGCAGCTTTAGCTGCTTGATGTTTTTCTAGATTTTCATCTCTTACTCTTTCTCTAACAGGTTTTAATTCACTAGGATCAGTTCCAGAATCAGTTCCAAGCAAGTCCCAATCATCAGTAGCATCAGCTTCTGCTTTAATTTTTTTATCAAGTTCTTCTAATACAGGAGCAGATTTTTCTTGTGCTTCTTTTGCTGTTGTAGATGTTTCAGCTATTTCTTTAATACTTTCTGCAACTTTGTTTTTATCTAAATTTTTAATTGGACCTTCCATATTATACAGACATGTATAGATACGTTCTAATTGACTAATAACTTCTCCTAATTGTTCTCTTCTGGTATGATTAGCATCAATCATTTCAGGATCCATTTTTACAACTGTACTCATGCTAGTTAAGTCTGGAGCAGATAGTTGGTCTTTTAATGCTTTTAATGGATCATCTCCCTTATTTACTTCTGCTAGTACTCTTTCGGCTTCTTCCCTTAATCTTTTTTCTTCATGATGATATGCTAGTTTTGTAACTAAGTTTTGTTGTTCTTCATTTAATTGTTTATGGTGTAGTTTTTGTAGATCAAATCCTAAGTCGTCATTTAGAACTTTTAATTTTTGTATTTTTTTCTGACGCTGTTTGGAATCAAGCTCCATTTCACCTATCTCATTGATTAATTTTAATCTTTTATTTAAATTACTTTTAGTTTTTTTATCTAATTCGGAATCCCATGGTTTTTCTTTTTCTGTTCCTTCTTTCTTTAAAGGTTCAGGTCCTTCTTCTTTGTCTTTACCCCAAAATTTTAATTTACCTGCTAATTTTCTAGGATCAAGATTGTCTTTTGCAAATTGTACAATTCTAGCAAAGGCATTTGGTATCCATTCAGCTAGTTCTTTAATGGGGTCTGTAACTGTTGTAATTATATTTTTCATCCAAGGAGGAATAATATTATCCCATACATAATCAAAGAAAGCTGTAAATTTATCTCCTACTTTTGAGAATATTTCAAGAGGATAGTGTAATATAGCTTGTACAGAATTTTGTATTTTTTCAATAGTAGAGGAAAAGTCTACTTTTCCTAATCCAAATAATGAAGCTATCCGATTTATAAAACTTTCTACAAGTTTGATCGGAGCTGCTATCATACCATTTATACCTTCTTTAATTCCACCTACAAGACCATCTGTTTTAAATCCGTCTATAAATCCGGTAACAAATCCTGTTAATGCTGAGAAAACTATTTGAGGAACCCTATATATTGAATCAATTGCTAGAGTTATAAGATTAGTTATTTTTTCTTTGAATGGTGTTATCCATTTTGCAAATCCACCTTCTGCAAATTCTATACCAAAGACACCTAATACACTATCAATTAGTGCTCCTACTCCTTCTGTGAATCCATCCAATACTGATGTTATTAGGCTTTTTATTGCTTCTATAGGTCCACCTACTTTAAAACCTTCCCATAAGGCATTTAGGTGTGTTTTAATATCAAATAATGGTTTTAATAGTTTTTTGATAGAAAATGCATCTGCAAATGCAAATAACTGTTCTTTAAGCTTATCTCCACCTGGGAATAGTCCTATTATCCATCCAACTAGTTTAACAGGTATCTTAACAATCATGTCTACCATATCACCAATTAGTGCCATGAATACGCCTTCAAGCATACCTTGTATACCACCAAGTATTCCACCTTCTTTGAATCCTTCAATGAATCCGGTTATACCTTGGAATAAAGTATCAAAGGCTGTGAATATAAATCCAATAGGATTCGCTTTGAGAGCAGTTTTCATAGCAGGAGAACCCAATACATTTATTATTGGCTTCATTAGTCCAGCTAATACATCTCCAACTTTTGTAAATACACTAAATACAGTTTTTGCAAATCCACCAACTTTGGTTATTGTCACTCTTAATGGTGCTAGGAATTTGAATGATTCGGCTGCTACATCTAATCCTCTAGAAGCTTCTCCTGCATTATCGAATATATCTCCAAAGATTTTGAAGTTTGATAGTGCAGCTTTAGCTCCTTTTCCATCTTTTAATGCATCACCAGCATCTACAAATTTCTTTGTTAGATCACCAATTTTCCCAAATATACCATCTTTTCCTGTTAGTGATCTAGTAAACGTATCAATAGTTTCTCTGTGGCCTGTTAATATACTACCCATTTGATCTAAACGTTTAGCTGCATTTTGTCCTGATAATGCATCTAATGGATTCATTTTTGGCAATTCACCTAATCTTTGTACGTTTTCTATTGCAGAACCTACTCCTTTTATACCATTAATAGCTCCTTTCATACCGCCTTTGAATGTTTTTCCAAAGATAGGTATTTTTCCTATTACATCTGA